AAGATGAGATACTTCTTGCCGTCGGCAGTGACAACTAACCACAACTGATCGTCGGAGTAAGCCACCACGTAGACCCCCGGCTCGCGCGCTTGGGCCACCCAGTTGTACAGCTTCTGTGCCCCTCCACGGGCCCAAGAGAACCCGTGAGCATTGATGCTGTTAGGGTCCTCGAGGAACGTGGGGGCTGCGTCAGCGACGCTCTGCCAGATTGCTGAGAACAAGACGTTCCAATGTGCCGGGTACGTGTAATACGGGCGTATCTTCTCTGGGGTTTCCTTAAGCAAATATTTGTCCAGCTTATTCTTGAGCAGGGCCACGCAGAGAGGTTGGTGCTTCGAGATCCACTCACCGATCTTCCCGGCCGCGATAGCAGCCATGATCTCCCCAGCGATACTCATCATCTGCGGGAGCAAATTTCCGTCTGGACTCACCTTCGGTTTCATGAAGGGAGCCCCATAGCTCGTGGTGATGTCAACCCTGACCCACCGTAAATCCCGAGCACCCATTCCGGCAAGCTCTTTGAGCAGGGGCTTGCGGATCGGGAAGTGCTTCAGCACACACGCGAGATACGTGGCGCTTTTAAATGCGGGCTTGGGCCGCTCGAGACCAGCCTTTAGACGTTTGAACAAGCCAGCACTAGGACCATTGGTCATGATCCACTCGTTGGACGCTTGCAGTTCGGCACGCACCTGGTTGATGACCTCAGGGGCGAACTTGTCCAGCGGGAGCTGCGCTAGGTTCATGTACATATCACCGTCTTTAGAGACTGTGTTGAAATTATGGTGGTGGGTCATCAAATTAGCAGGACCACCATCCTTGCGGTAGTGAGGATCACGCACGTCGCGCAAAATAGCAGCAAGAGGTGCTACGCCATGCTTCGAGAGAGCCTGCATGAAGTCTCGGACATGTTCGGCCGTCCACTTCTTGGCCATGGGGGGAACCACGACAGGCTCGGGTATAGGGACAAGGGCGTTACGCTTGTCTTCCCGGTCCTGCTTCTTTGCGTTGGTCTTTTTGTTGGCCGCCCGTACCAAGCCAACCAAGTCCATTTTGGAGGGGTTCTCACCCAGCTCCGCGTCGAGCAGATCGCCTAGGGACAGCTGAAACCCGCTTGCTATCCTAGACTTGGGCCCTGTTGGTTGCCAGGCCCTTTTCTCATCGCCAGATACGGCACTTTGTTCTTCCTCGTTCAAGGTGGAGACCACCGTCACTTTCGAAAAATCTTCAGGTTGTGCCATAATACATAACTTCGAACTCT